CTCGTGCCGCTAGTCGCAGGAGCCCCTCTAGCGCGGCCTTCACCGTTTGTCGGCGGACTTCATCGCGGTTACCGGGGAAGTGCTGAACCTCACTGGTGACCGTCTCGCCAACGCCCCACGCCAGCCACACCGTACCGACCGGCTTGTTCGGCGAGCCACCGTCCGGCCCGGCAATGCCGCTGACCGCAACCGCAAACCGCGCCAGACTTTTGTCCTGTGCGCCACGCACCATCGCTTCGACCACTTCGCGACTGACCGCGCCCACCGTCTCGAACAACTCGGTCGGCACATTCAACTGCTGGGTTTTCTGCCGGTTGGAATACGTCACATAACCGGCTTCGAACCATGCCGAACTGCCCGGAATCCGGGTGATCGCTTCTGCGATGCCGCCGCCGGTACAAGACTCGGCAGTCGTGACATGGGCGTTGAGCACTTGCAGACGTCGGCCCAGTTCGGCGGCCAATTGGGTGGTCTCTTTCACGGCGTGCTCCGGATCGTGTGGAATGTCTCCACCGTACACGACCCGGTTGCGCTTTCAATACACAGACTTATTCAAAATGTTCGGGCGCCAGCGCTCTGACGTACGCCTGACAAGCCTGCAAGGCAATCAGTCCGCGATCGCCGGTGTCGGTAATGGCGATAATTCGTTGAGCATGCGCCGGGTCAAGTCGGGCGCGTACGGTTGCAGGATCCACGCGGCCGGCGCTGGTGGTGGCTGGCACGTTGCAGCCGGGGGCAACGTCGCTGGCGTCGAGAAGGACTGACAAGCGCACATCAGCAGTAGCAAGACGATCGCGCAGGCGATCCTGATCACGCTGGGCATCGTTCAATGCTCGGTAATGGCTGTGTTCACTGGTCGCGAGCCGTTGCTCCAGCGCCAGACGTTTATCCTGTTCAACCTGTTGGGCGGTGGCGGCGGTCAGGGTCAGTTGATTGAGGGTGTCGGCATTTGACCGCGCCTGCTCGGCCAATTGCCGACCGTAGCGCCAGTCCTGCAACTGCCAGGCCGCGGTAAATGCCCCCGCCGCCAACAGCAAAAAGCCAATCATGCGCCAGGAGATTGGCATAGCAGCGCCCTCGCCCGCGCCCAGATTTCCAGGCGATCCTGCAGACCGTTCAACCCGCCGTTGATGCGCCGGGTGATGGTGTTGAATTGCTCACGGTCGGCCAGTTCATTCAAGCCGTTCTGCTCCCAGAACCACGCAGCGGATTCGGCCGCCCATTGCGGTTGCTCAAGCAGTTCGGGCAAGGACAACAGGCGGTCATCACCAAACAAGCCAAGACTGCACTGTCGGTAATTGGAACGACCGGTAATCTGGATCAACCCGCGTCCACGGTATTTTTGCCCGTCGCCGTCAGCCTCGGGCGTGTTGCCCAGGCGCAAGGCCAACGTACCGGTGTCGTATTTGCTCAGGTATTGGTTGTTGCCCAACTCGCGTACATAACGCAGTTGTCCAGACTCATGGCCGACCTGCGCAAGAAACGCAGCCATGCGTTTGGGCGTGTCGATGTGACGCCGCGTCATGGCGGTGTTGAGCGCAGAAACAAAAACGCCCGCTTGGGAGCGGGCGTTGGGCATGATGTCGATAAGGTTTTGTTCAGTGATTTGCATAATGCTTGATCCTCCCTGGATGTGCTGCGATTGAAACATGGCCGGGGGCCAATGCCTGCCAGCCATGTCTTTCCGGATTTGTCCGCGACAGCATCCCCGTGAAACACAACGGTTTCACGGTGCCGCTGCCAACCAGCGCGGCGCCAGCGGACGATGCTCACTGAACGGGAAGAACGATCCTTGCGGCCAGTCGCGCAACTCGCGTCGATAGGTTTGCAGCTCGGCATATTGTTCAGTGGTCAGCGTCGTGCCGCCGCCGTCTTCCAATTCATCGCGATCTCGCGCCACCAGACCGTCGGTGGCTGCCAGTTGCGCCGTGCGCCAGCCACGCTCGATGTCTTCCAGTTCTTCTGTCGAAGGCGACGGTGGATCGACCAGAATCGGATAGCCGTTGTCCGCACGCACCCCGATCATTTTTGCGCTGACCGCCAGTTGCTGGAGCAGCGAAATCCAGTAGTCCTTAGGAATTTCGATGACGTCGTCGGGAATGTCCGTCGAATTGATGCCCGGTACGTAAGCACCCCGTGTACTGGGGCTGAACAGAATATTGTAGGTGTTCATTTAGTAGCCCTTTGCAATGTAGTTCACGGCCCAACCGGCACTCACCTGACCGGCCGAATTGCGGATTCTCAGCGTGCAACCCAACTGGGTGTACGCGATCAGCGCGACCATCGCCGCATCGCCTCCCGTGTGGGTAGCCACCAGCGAAAAAAAACCTCGGGGAAAGGCCATTGGAAACGTCACGTAGATATTCCCCTCGGCATTCGAATACCCCGTGCCCCACTGCTCGATATTTCCGCTCAGGTGTTTCTGAAAGCCAGGATTGCTCACCATGCCGGAAAACAGCGCGGCATATTTCAGACTTGCCGTCCCGTGAACCGCCCAGATTCCGCTTTCTTTGACGAAGGTGGCGCTCTCGCCTCCATTCATCACAATCGCATTCATCAACACGCCTTGCGGACTGATTTGTGCTCCACCTGGGGACGCAACGGTGATGGGGGCACTGCTGCGGCAGTGAAAAGCGATGGTTGCGCCACTGGGCAGCGGGCCCAGATCCGGCAAGTTCACGGTGTAAGACGCGCTACCGCCCAGACCGAACGAGCACCCGACATCGGCAGCGCTCAACTGCGTGGCGGCCGCGATGTTGCGCGATCCCGCATAACTGCCAAGCGCCCGCTGGACAAACTCGCAAGTCGCCGCCGCACGGCTGACATCGAAGGGTGCGGCAGTCTTGAACAACTGAGCGCTGCGCAGCGCACCCAGTAATTGCGTGCTGGACGCTTCGCTCGGCGTCAGCCCTCCCGCTTGTACAACACCCAGAATTTCCTGAGTGACACCGTTGCCCCAACTCGCCGGAATCAACGATCCCGGTTTGCCGCTCAGCGGGTCTTCATCAACAAACTTGCCGTCCACCAGCCCTGCGCTGGGAACGCTTTTTGGATAATCCATTGCAACTCTCCTTGTCGCCTGTTCAGGCCTCAGTAGTGGCGCCGGGTACGGCCGGCCAGATGAACTCATGCGGGAAACCCGACTGTTTGTCGAGACGGTTCAGCTCTACGCTGTAGAGCTTCCACTCGATCAGCAGCAGTTGTTCGTTGTGGTCGGCATCACCGATGTCCTCGGCGTATTGCAACGGTGCGATTCTCAGCATTGCATCGCGGAGCAAGGCGTCCCGCTGAGCGAGCACGACACGCTTGAGATCCGCCAATTGCGCGGCCTCATCGAGTCGCCAGGCGTTATCACCCCAGGCATGAAAGCCACCCGGCCAGGGCAACTGAGTGAAGCCCTGCGGCAGTTCTCCCAGGCGAGTCCAGGTTTGCCGGATGCCCGTGTCGGTGCGGAAGACATCGCCGCGACAATCAACCCGTTGTTGCAACGAACCGTTGTCATAGGCCCAGGCAAATCCCTCGGGCGCTGGCGCCAGTTCGATGCTCAGCGTCACTGCGTTGCTGGGCAGTTGCAGACCCAGTCCCGGCACGGGCTGAAACTCGACAGGACCGACCAAGGCCCCGCTGTCATCTATCAGATAATTGAACATGGGCACCTCAGATCAGTTTGATTCGCGCAGGAAGGGCGATGTTTCGCGGACGGGTTTCGGCAGAAAAAATACCGATGTTGCCGATGTAGGTATCCGAGTCGAATGCCGGGTTGGGATAGGTCGTCGCAACGGTCCCGGAGGTCGGGGAAAAGTTGACGTCAGTGCCCACGTTCCAGACGGTATCCGGAATCGCCGGTGCCGGACGCAAAGACGAACCGGTTCCTGTCGGGAGAAAGTGGTTATGGCTTTGCAGCGAATGGTTCTGCAGCGTACCGGCGACTCGCCCGATATCGATGCCTCGGGCTTCATCGAGGACCCGCAGAAATTCACCGCGAATCTCTGGAATTCGAAAGGTCGATGCACCGTCGCCAGTGGTCCACGCACCTTCGCGGGTAAAGCGCAACGCTTCTGTCGTCAACACTCCTGAAGCCTGAGCGAAGTCCCACAACCAAGGCCATTCCGCACGCTTGAGAAAGTTGCCATTGAGCAAACCATAACCCCCGGGATTGAGCACCACTGTGGTGTCAAACGAAGGTCTGCCCAACGGGGTATTGTCGAAGCGTCCGACCGGCCACCAACTGCCGGCGCCGTCACTGCGCAATTGCCACCAGTCACCACCGCCCATCAGCACCAGAAATGGATATCCGTTCGCTGACAGATGGGTATGAAACCGGATACGGTCGCTGCCCGAGGCCTGAACGACCATCCGGTTAACCGAGTTATCCATACGCCGGACAATCACATCACGCACACCCAGCGCCGCATTCGCCGCTGGCAACGTCACGGTCATGGGCGCGGCGCTGCCATCCATCAAAACCAGGCCCAGCTCTTGCTCGGTGAGGGTCTTCGTCGCGGCAAGGCGAGTGATGACCGAGCGCATCGGGTTGGCGTTACCGACAATCGATTGAATGGCTTTGAGCAGTTGGCCGGTGTCGGCTTCGGCAGCGACCAGCCCGGCTCCGTTAATAACACTCAAAATTTCCTGAGTGACACTGTTACCCCACACCGCTGGAATCAACGATCCCGGCGTACCTGCCAGCGGGTTTTCATCGACGAAGCGGCCATCGACCAAGCCGACGCTGGGGACACTTTTTGGATAATCCATGGGTGTTCGTTCCTCTGAAATGACAAATGACCGACGTCGACACAGCTTTTTAAGCGTGTCTGTCCACGGTCGGTTTTCTGAAAATAAAAAGCCCACGCGGACGTGGGCTTGGGTGACGCGCAACGAAGGCGTTCAGGCTTGGCTGGACACTCCGCTGACCAGCTCACGAATCGCGTCCAATGCTTCAGCGGCCGCGCTGTGCGCCTGCTCCAGATTGCCTTTGGCGGCCTGCGCACGAATCTGCGCCTTGGCTTTCAGCCGCAGGGTGCGCAGGGTCAGCAGGTGATCGGTCAGTTCATCGGCCTTGCCGAGAATCTGCTCGGCAGCCTGTTTGGCCGTGCGACCTTTGACCACCCAGGCAGCGACCGACAGCGGCACTTCCTTTTTCGGGTAACCGGCGTCCTGATAAGCCTGCGCGTCGGCGGCCGCCTGGGCGTATTCCATAGCCTTGAGCGGGTCGCCGGCCAGCACCGTGCGGATGCTGTCAGCGGCGGCGTCGATTTTTGCGCACAAGCGTTCAGTCTCCTGCCCGTCCAGCGCCGACTGTTTATCGCCGTTCACTACCCACTTATCACCATCCCAGTCGTGGGCGGCAGAGGGTTGGGGAAGACGCATTTCGCCGTCGAACTGATGAAGCTCCTGAATAACGATCATCGAATAAGCTCCCACGACAGTTGGACGTTCACGGCGTCGGCAAAGTTGATTGCAATACCAACGCCGTAGTCGGTGATTGGATGAGTCTTGATGCCCATGCTCAGCAACAACTCATCACTCTCGGCGTTCGACTGGCCCAGGTTGTGCTCTGCCTGATAGCACTGCCACAGCGAGCGCAAATTGGCATGGTCGAAACTGGCGGCCAGCGTTGCAACCGTCACGTCGTTGACGATGTTGTTGGTGAACAACACACAAGGGGCAATCGTTGCGGGATTCCAGCCACCGGGGTTGTTGGAGCTGCCGGCAATTACGGGCGACAGGAAGCAATAGTTGCCCCCCACCCATCCGGTTGATGGAAACGCGACCGACGTCACCGCCGTCGACGACGGTGTCGGGTTGCCGGCAACCAATCGGGCAGAACGTGCATGGGGATCCAGGGGCAGGAAAATTGCGCCCGTCCCGTTGACGGTTTGGGTCCAGGTCAAACGGGCACGGTTATAAATGGTTCGCACAGTGGGCACCGAGCCCGGTGCGCCGGTAATTACCCAGGCCAGGCACATGTCCAGTGCTGTTGACTGGAATCCGCCGCCGGCGGCGCCGTTGACTGTTCCTTTCAACGATTCGGGCATCACGTCATGGATGTTGCCGCGCTGCACATAGAACGTCAGCACACCGCCAGAGACTTGCGCGCGCAGAAAGTAATGACTGCTGGGCAACAGATCCGCACTGCTCCAGGCAGACGTCATAAAAGTGCGCGAACGACCCAATTGGCCACTCACGACTTCCTGACCCAGGCTGATAAACGTGCCCGCCGCAATCGCAACCCTGCCACCGCTGGTGGATGCCGCAGCCGGGCTGACCGTCAGCCGGCCATCGGAAGTGGCAACGGTCGGCAGCGGCAATGCCACAAGAGGCAACGCCAGATCCTGATTCCAACCCTTGGCTGTCACCGACTGAATGGCCTGCAACAACTGATCGTATTTTTTCTCATCCGGGGTCAGCCCACCGGCATTGATCACGTTGAGAATTTCCTGGGTAACGCCGTTACCCCAATCCGCCGGAATCAAAGATCCCGGCGTTCCCGTCATCGGGTTTTCATCAACAAATTTCCCATTCACCAAACCGGCGCTGGGCACACTGATTGGATAATCCATCGCGTCTACTCCCTAGTCATAATTGATGTGCACCTTGGTATGCGCCGGGGCACTCCGGTGGATCAGGCATTCCAGTGCCGAACCCGGGTTGACGCCGAAGCGCTCGCCCCAATAGCTCGCGCCGAAACGCCGCCCGAGCAGCAAGCGGCCGCCGGTGTTGAGCGTCCACATGAATTGCGCTTCCCACGTGCCCCAGTGCGCCGAGCCGAAACGCGAACGGCCCATGCGCGGCGCTTCGAGTTCGCTGATGGTCGCGTTGGGATAACCCTGGCTTTTGGCGATCTCGAGGTAATAACCGACGGCCTGACTGCCCACCGCGAGCAAGCGACGGCGCACGGCGAGGCGGCGGTCGTCAAACAGCGGTGTGGCGCCCAGGCACGGATCGGGCAGTTCCATCACCCGTTCCCAGTCCGGCACCAATTCGCTGACGCCGGCCGGGTCCATTTCATTGAGCAGGTCGGCGGCGCGGGCGTCGAGGCGCGCCAGTTCGACGGCGACGCCTTGCAGCACTTCCTCGAGTTCCGGCACGCGTTCCGGGTCCCACGCCGGGCCGCTCGGCAGCAGCGCACGCAGTTGCGCCTGGTATTGCGCAGCGGTTCTGATCACCCCCATACGCAACCTCCGAAGGTCAGCAGTTCGCTGTCGGCGGCGACGACATTGGCGGTCGGCGCGCTGAGCACGTGATCGGTTTCACCGGCGGCGCTGCTGATCGCTTCACGAATATGACTGATCAGCAGATCCTCGCCGAGGTCGGCTTCGCGGTTGTGCAGGTCGCGCAACTGGGTTTCGACCGCCGCGCGCACGGCGGTGGTGTCCGGCGTCAGCTTGAGCTTGTAAGTCACTGGTACCTGAACCGGTGGCAGCACATGCACCTCGGCGGTAACCGGACGCAGCGGTTCGATGTGCGCCTGCACCTCGGCCAATTGTTCGGCGTTGGGCACCGGTTGCGGATCATCGTCACGCATGATGTAGAGGCTGACCGTGCCGGGGCCGAGCAACCCGCCTCGGCACCATGCGCGGGTCACGCCCGGCACTTCCAGCGCCCAGGTCTCGTAATCGCTGGCCGAGCCGCCGTGGGGAATGACGCGATAGGAACGGACCACCCGCGAGCGCAGCGACTCCAGACTTTCCAGGGCGACACCGCCACTCAGGCCCGGCTCGGTCACGACGAAGCTGTTGCCAACGACGCCGGTTATCGGTTGCACCGGTGTGAGTGCCAGACCGGCATCGGCGTTGCCGAGGCTGCCAGCGTCGAGCGCAGCGATGGTGGTGCTGTTGCTGCCATTGACCGCGGTGCGTGCGGCGGTGATTTTGTAGGTGCGACCGTCATTGGTCTGCAGCAACGTATCGACGTCGAGC